CCTTCGCTTTAACGCAAACCCACAAAAACCGATGAAACGAACCCGCGCCGATTCTGCCGCCAGCGCCGTGAAGGCCATGCTGGACGCGGCAAAAGGCGAGATTCAGCCGCCAAAACACGTCACGCTCCGTGATCGCGACTGGCCGTTTTGGGCTGGCGTCGTGCGCGCACGCGCGAGGGACGAATGGTCGGACGCTGACCTGGTGGTCGCCGCGCAGCTGGCGAAATGCCAAGCCGACATCGAAGTCGAGCAGGCCGCGCTTGACCTGGAGACGACCGTTGTCGTCAATGATCGCGGTACGGCATGTGTCAATCCTCGGGTTGCTGTACTGGAGCAGTACGCGCGCCGAGAAATGGCGCTGATGCGAACGCTTCGCATGGGCGGTAGGGTGGCTGGTGACGCGCGAGACGAGGCCGGACGCCGCAAGGTTCAGCGCGGAGCAGAACGCGCCCGCAAGGAATTGGAAGACGAGGACTTGCTGGCGTCGTGAAAAAGCTCACGCGAGGGCAGCGAGTTGTCGCCTTCATCGAAAAATACTGCCTGATCCCGGAAGGCGATCACATCGGCAAGCCGATGAAGCTGGACAAGTTCCAGAAGAAGTTCATCCTAGACATTTATGACAACCCGTATGGGACGCACTCGGCATACCTGTCGATTGCCAGGAAAAACGGCAAGACCGGGCTGATTGCGGCGATCCTTCTGGCGCACCTGGTTGGCCCGGAGGCCGTACAGAACAGCCAGATCGTCAGCGGCGCGCAGTCGAAAGATCAGGCTGCGGTCGTGTTTGAGCTGGCGCGCAAGATGGTCGAGATGAGCCCGGTTCTGGTAAAGCTCGTCCGGGTGCAGCCGTCAGGAAAGCGCCTGATTGGGCTGGCGAGAAACGTCCTGTACCGGGCGCTGGCGGCGGAAGGGAAGACCGCGCATGGCCTGTCACCGATCCTTGCCATTCTCGACGAGGTCGGTCAGGTTGAAGGCCCGACCGACAAGTTTGTGAACGCGATCACGACCGCGCAGGGTGCTTACACAAACCCGCTGCTGATCGCGATCAGTACACAGGCACCGACAGACGCCGACATGTTCTCGACGTGGATTGACGCACAGAAGAATGCGCCTGATCCCCGTGTCGTGTGCCATGTCTACGCGGCGCCAGAGGACTGCGCGCTGGATGACCGCAAGGCGTGGGCGGCGGCAAACCCGGCGCTCGGCGTGTTCCGGTCACTGGAAGACATCGAAAAGCAGTGCAAGAAGGCGATGGCGCTGCCGGCATTTGAGAACGAATTCCGCAATCTGTGCCTGAATCAGCGGGTTGACACATCGAGTCCGTTTGTGTCGCGCGCGATCTGGAAGGCCAACGGCGAGCCACCGCACCCGATTGAACGGCAGAAGGTATGGGGCGGGCTGGACCTTTCGAGCGTCAGCGACCTGACGGCGTTGGTTTTGGTGACGGAAGGCGGCGATGTCCACCCGACGTTCTGGCTGCCGAGCGAGGGGCTGATCGAGAAGTCGCGCAAGGATCGCGTCCCGTATGACGTATGGGAGCGTGACGGTCGGTTACTGACGACGCCAGGCAAGGCTATCGAGTATGAGTACGTCGCAGACTTCATGCGAGGCCTTTTTGACGCACACGATGTCGTCAAGATCGCATTTGACCGCGCGCTGTTTGAACGCGGTCTAAAGCCGTGGCTGGTCAAGGCTGGATTTTCCGACGACGAGATGGAAAAGTTCGAACCCTACGGACAAGGAACGATTTCCATGACGCCGGCGCTGCGCGAGCTGGAGGTCAAGCTGATGAACGAGCAACTGCGACACGGGAATCATCCCGTGCTGACAATGTGCTCGGCAAACGCGGTAGTTGTCGGCGACTCCGGCGCGCGGAAATTCGACAAGAAAAAGGCGCGCGGCCGTATTGACGGAATGGTCGCGCTGGCGATGGCTGTTGGCGTGATGCCAACGACCGATGAATCTAATCACGAAACCCTTTTTTACGACCTGAACCAATGAACTCTGACCAATTCCACAACGTAGTCGAGCGGTGGCGCGGGCCGTCGAACGGCGCCGTTGTCAGCACTGGCGACAGTGCCGAGACGTTGGCAGAGTTCTTTCAGGTTGCGCAAACGTCCAGCGGATACGTTGTCAGCGATCAGACGGCGATGTCGATCGCCACGGTTTACCGCTGTGTGGGAATCATCGGCGGCGCGATCTCACAACTGCCGCTGCATCATTTCCGCCTTGAGCCTGACGGAACGCGGAAGAAGCAGCCGAAGACGCCGCTCTGGTGGCTGCTGAACGAGTCCCCGATTGATGCGTGGACAGCGGCGGCATGGAAAGAGTACATCGTCAAATCGGTGCTGCTGCGCGGCGATTCGTTCGCAGAGCTTGTCCGGACCGGATCAGTAGTCACCAGCATTCGCCCGTTTCACCCGACCAGCGTGCAGGTACTGCGCAAGACGGATGGAACGCTACTGTATTCGGTGATCGACATTGACGGAGAACGGCGAACCATCCTTCCTGAGGACATGCTTCACTTTGCCGGTCTCGGGTTTGACGGCGTCCGGTCGATGTCGGTCATCCAGTGGGCTGCCCGCCAGGCAATCGGCAACTCGCTTGCCGCGGCGGATTATGCCGGTCGGTCGTTCGCAGACGGCACGCTACCGCAGATCGCAATCAAGTTCCCGAACAAGTTCACGAAGGCGCAGGGCGACGATCTTCGCGACTCGTTTGCGTCAACCTACAACGGGCCGCGCGGGCGGAAATTTCCGTTGGTGCTTGCCGAAGGCGCCGATGTCAAAGAGCTATCAATGACGCCGCAGGACGCCCAGCTGATCGAAACGCGGCAGTTCGAGAAGCACGACATCTACACCGCCTTTGGCGTGCCGCCGATCATGGGCGGCGACAACGAGAAAACGACCAGCTGGGGCACCGGGATTGAGCAGATCACCATCGGCTTTGTTCGCTACACGCTGAAGCCGCACCTGGTGCGCTGGGAAGAAGAGCTCAACCGCAAACTTTTTCGGCGCGCCGGACCGTTCGTTGAGTTCGAGATTTCCGGCCTGCTGCGCGGCGACGCCAAGGCGCAAGCCGACTACTACAAGGCCGCGCTCGGCGGACCGGGTTCCGGGCCTGGCTGGATGTCGGTCAACGAAATCCGGTCCTTGCAGAACCTGGCGCCAATCGACGGCGCGGACAAACCTTTCTACCCTGACACGGGAACCACAAATGCAAAAGAATCGACTACTCAACCTGCTTAAAGCGAACGCTCAGGCAGAGACAAAGCTGCGCGCAGAAGTCAAAGGCGAAGCAGCGCACATCTATCTGTATGACGTGATCGACGCATGGTTCGGCGTGTCGGCGCAGATGATGGTGGACGCGCTCAAGTCCGCATCCGGCAAGACCGTGCACCTGCACATCAATTCGCCAGGCGGTGACGTGTTCGAGTCTGTCGCGATGGCGTCGGCGATCTCGGCGCACGACGGCGACGTGATTGTGAGCATCGACGGCGTTGCTGCCAGTGCTGCGACACGCGTGGCCTTGGCGGGAAAGGAAGTCCGTATTGCCGACTCTGGCCTGCTGATGATTCACAACAGCTGGACCATCGCCTGGGGCAACGCCGAAGAAATCCGCAAGACCGCCGATCTGCTCGACAAGGTGGACTCCGGAATCGTCGCCGACTACACCCGGAAGACCGGCGCCAGCGAGCAGCAGGTACGCGACTGGATGGCGGCGGAAACATGGTTCAACGCGCAGGAAGCGCTCGACAACAAGTTTGTGGACGCCATCGACTCGACGACTCAGGCGGCAGCCAACAAGTGGGACCTGAGCGCCTACCAGAACGCACCGAAACAACCAGAGCGACCGGCGGAAGCCGTCGCCGCACAGATTGCAAATCGCGAGCGCAAGCTCCGATTGCTCAGCCTCACCTAGCGCACTCGCGCAAGTGAACCGGACCCGCCTCGGCGGGTTTTTTTTCGCCTATTGAAAGGAAAGATATGGGCATCCAAGCGTTGCGCGAGCGCAAAGACGAACTCGCCAAACAGGCCAACAACATGATCGCCAATGCAGGCGACAAGGTGTGGTCGAAAGAAGAGGCGGCAGCCTACGACCAGATGACTGACGAGATCGGCCGCATCAATGCGCAGATCAAGGCAATCACCGAGCAGGCAGACCTCGACGCCGAAAAAATGATCGGCGAAGCGGCCAAGAACAGCAAGAAAACGACCACGCTGCATGATGCGGTCGCCCTGTACTTGCGCAAAGGCATGAATCTGAGCGCGCAGGAACTGGCCATGGTGCAAAACGCCATGTCTACCACGACCGGTTCGGAAGGTGGCTTCACCGTGCCAACCGAAATCGCAACAATGGTGATTGACGCCCTCAAGGCGTTCGGCGGCATGCGTAGCGTGGCCAACATCATCCGGTCGAGCGCTGGTAACGACTGGCAGTATCCGGCATCTGACGGCACGTCGGAAGTCGGCGAAATCGTCGGCCAGAACGCTGCCGCTACCGGCCAGGACATCACGTTCAGCCAGGTCCCGCTGGTGACCTACAAATACAGCTCGAAGAAAATCGCGCTGCCGTGGGAACTGGTGCAGGACTCGGTGATTGACATCGTCGCATTCGTGGTCAACCGCCTGGCCACGCGCCTGGGTCGCATCACAAACACGCACTTCACCGTCGGCACCGGTTCCTCGCAACCGTTTGGCATCGTGACGCGCGCGGCTTCCGGCAAGGTCGGTACCACCGGCCAGACAACGACCGTCATCTATGACGATCTCGTCGATCTGGAACACTCTGTGGATCCGGCATATCGTCGGAACGCCGCGTACATGATGAATGACGCGTCCGTCAAGGCCATCCGCAAGATCAAGGACTCGCAGGGCCGTCCCATCTTCGTGCCTGGCTACGAGGCTGGCGCCGTGGTTAACGGTGGCGCACCGGACACCCTGATGGGTCGCCGTATCGTCGTCAACCAAGACGTGGCGGTCATGGCGGCAAACGCCAAATCCATCCTGTTCGGCGACTTCAGCCTGTACACGATCCGTGACGTGATGTCGGCCGAGGTTCGCCGATTCGATGACTCGGCGTTCGCGCTGAACGGTCAGGTCGGTTTCTGCGGTTGGCAGCGTTGCGGCGGCAATCTGCTGGACACGGCTGGCGTGAAGTACTACGCGAACAGCGCGACCTAATCGGAGGAAGCATGAGCAAGAAGCCAGCTCAAGAAACCTCCGTGCTAGTCAAGGCGCGCGTCCTTGTGGACGGCGCTTTTGGCAAGGTGAACGACATCGTCGAGGTTGATCCGGAAGTCGCGCACGGCGGCGAACTGGACACCAGCCCCGAGGCTGTCGCATACGCCGAATCGCTGAAGGCCGAATAGCCCCATGCGTGCAACCCGGCGTGCCGGGTTGTGCAGATGAGACTAAACCATGAGCAAGACCAGCCTATCTACCGCTAAAGCACATCTGCGCGTCACGGCATCCGATGAGGATTCACTCATTGGCCTGTACGTTGACGCAGCGGAAGAGCACGCCGAGAAATGGTGCGACCGTGAATTCGGCACGCCCCTGCCTTACTCGGTGACCGCTGCGGTACTGCTGATCGTCGGCGGGCTGTACGAAAACCGCGAATCGCTGGTCCCGACACAGCTCAACGCAAACCCTGCGGTAGAGGCGTTGCTGCAACCGTTCCGCAGCTATGCCGGTTTCTTCGGCAATGCGACCATGCCGCCGGCGTCCGCCTTGTTGGACAGCGACCCCATCAACATCGGCGACGACTGGTCTCGCGTGTGGCGCTGGAAGAACGAGGACGGCACCGCGATCAATGTCACCGGCTACGCAGGGACGTTCACGCTCTACGACGGATCGACCGAAGTACACAGCGGAAGCCTGACGATCAGCGACGCAACTGGCGGCGTGTTCGCGTATGAAATGAGCGAGACCGTCACCGACGAACTGTCGTCAAAAGAATACTGGTATCGAGTGCGTGTCGTTTCTCCGGGTGGAGACACAACGACACTTGATCGAAAACGGGTGATAGCACAATGAGCCTTGTCGAGTCCTGGTCGCTGAATCAGACGACCACCGTGGAGGTAGCGCATCCTGGCGTGCAAGGTCCGACCGGGCCAACGGGTCCAACCGGCCCCTATGGAACGCTAACCGACGGCACGATTCTGCGCACGTCGGAAGCGTTCGCCGCGCATTTGGTCAACGAATGCAACGCAGCGGATTACGTCGCAAAGACGGAAAAAACACCGGAAGAAAAGCCGGTTCGCAAAGGCAAATAGCCCCATGCGTTCAGCCCGTCACAGGGCTGTTCAGATTGGGTTAACACAAAGGACGCCATCATGGCTGCATTAACAACTACGCTTGCATCCGACTTTACGCCCGCAGTCGGTGACTTTATCGTTCAAGTGACGGGCGGCTCTGCATCATTGACGCGGAAAAACGCGCCCGGCGCGGCTGTTGCCGTAGTCGGCACGATTGATAGCGGGGCTGCGGTCATTTGCAGCAACCCGATTGCGGGCGCGGTGTATCAACTCGTATCGTCTAACGGCGCAACAGTTCGCGCCGATCAGTAATGCCCGCAATCCGCTCGCCCCTACGCCCCGCTATCCGGGCGCCACTACGCTCCCCGCTAGCACCAGCGCTAGGCGGTAGTCCGTCGCTCACCGCCCAAGTGCAAGCCCTATTTGCGGGCGGCAAGGTGGGCGGCATGTGGGATATGGGCGATATGTCTACGCTGTTTCAAGACACAGCAGGCTCAACGCCAATAACCGCAGTAACGCAGCCAATCGGACGCGTCAACGACAAGAGCGGTCTAGGCAATCACGCCACGCAGCCAACCGCAGGCTCGCGTCCGCTGTTTTCTGCGCGCAAGAATCTGCTGACGAAAACCGAGAGTTTTACTGATGCGGCGTGGGCTAGGGCAGGAGTTACGGTAACCGCAAACAATGCAACTGCGCCAGACGGCACGTTAACGGCGTCAACCATTACGTTTCCTTCTGGTGGTGGCGCAAGTCAGATTTATCAAAGCAGTGCGGTGGCCCCAACACCCGTAACACAAGGTGTGTGGCTGCGGAGCGCAAGCACTGTTTCTGTTGACTTTGGGTTCTACGACGGCGCGTTCGATATGCAGACTATTTCTGTTACATCTGCTTGGACGTACTTTACAAAAACTCGCGCAAGTGGCTTGACTGGGGGTGATCGTCGCAGCATTTTTATTTATCCGAACGCGCCTGCGACGATTGAGATTTGGCACCCTCAACTAGAAATAGGCTCTGTCTCAACCAGTTACCAACGCGTCAACACCGCAAGCGATTACGACACCGTTGGATTTCCGGCGTTTGCGCAGTTTGACGCAACAGACGA